AAGATATATTCTCAGATTAATGATGGAACTGTTGTGTTTGTCGATCAAAATAATACATCTTTTGGAAATTTGAGTTATCTTAGTGTAGGTAAGCCAATTGTTTTTGGTACCGTGAAGTCTTTTGTGTATAAAGGAGTTAATTTGTTTTTCTTTGCGTGTTTAAAGAATAAACAAATTGATCCCGCTGCTTTCTCTTTATGTTTGGACAGAGTTGAAGCTAATGAGATTTACTTACCAGAAAAATATCTATCTGAGGAGTTAAAATTGCTGGTAGAACAACATGGACGCTGTACTAAATATATCTGCTTTGAAGGTTCATATGAATATAGTAACCCATATGATCAACATCTTGGACGAAGACCAAAAACTGTCACAAGTTATAAGAAACGAGATGATGATAGCACAGATGACGAATATGAAGGTGAGGGATCAGAAAAACCAGAGCAAGAACGTACAAATCGAAACACTCGTAAATATGAAAATGAAGATTCTGGATCACAGCAAAAGAAACGCACAAATCGTACCGTTAGACGGTATGAAGCTGAAGATTCTGGGTCACAGCAAAAGAAACGCACAAATCGTACCGTTAGACGGTATGAAGTTGAAGATTCAGGAACAAAACAAAGCAAACGAGAAAATCGAACAGTACGTACATATGAAGCTACAAAGATGTTTGAACAATTAACCCATGGTATAGACATCTCAGCTAGTGATGACTCTTTTGGTGAAGAAGACTATGTACCTTCTTGCGTTGAAGGAGTCGATGTGATTGACATTACTAAAACACTGGATTTCGATGAAGGAGAGAACGTACAAGTTAAATTTCCGACAGCTAGTGCAGGCACATTTGAGGGTACTGAGGCTCTTCTCAAAGATGCAAAGTATGAAAGTGCAGTAGATCCTAATGCAAATGCGATCTTGAAGCGAATTAGAGATGAACTTAATGTCCAGGTATTCAGTGTGGAGTGTGAAGGTTCAGCTCTGTTTGGAATTGGTGTTGGTCGTTATATTGTGTTCCCATCCCATTTAGTGTTTGGTAAAGATGAGATTGTTCTATTCAAAAGATCCATTGGTGCTGCCGTACTAAGTAAGGAGTGTTATTTAGCTCGTGTTGTCAAATACTGTAAAGATTGGGAATTATGTGGGGCAGTGATTCTGCCTTTGAAAGACCCAGAATACAAGAAAATTGCACCAGAAAATAGACCGACTCAAAATCTGACTTTTCCTTTGAGTGCTTTAAAATACGTACCCAAAGATCATGATATCGGATCAAGATCATTGACAAAGTATTGTTTGCAGTATTTACCAAAACAAGGTTTTATTATACCGGGTATGATTTCATATATTAAGAATTATGAAGGCAAACTATCAGGAATTAATGTAAAATGTGAAATATTTGCAATGCAGACTTTACCTATGATGAATGCACAAACTATCCCTGGAGATTGTGGTGGAGCGGTTGTTATGTTACATCCCAGTGCAACAAGAAAATTGATTGGAATGCATATTGGTTCAGTATCTAACGTGGTAACAATGAAGGATGGATGTTTGGATAGTAGATCAACTGGTTTAATCGCCATTTTGAGTTTAGAACGTTTGCATGTCTTGACAGAAAAATCATATGCATCTGAGGGAGAATTTCAGTCTGGGACTGGGTTTCCCAAAGTTACATGGGCAAAACCCAATAAATATGATAATTTTCACACATTGATATCTGATTCTGATATTGGTGTTCATTTACCAGTTGATAATGATGATTCAATAAAATATTATGGAGATTTGGAGAAAAATCAACCTCCATGTGACGTAAAAGGAAAGACTGATCATTATAAAACTCCATTTTATGGTTGTTTTGAAGAGACAAAGAAACCATCCGCTTTAATTGAAGCACACGTTCCTGATACTTCAAAATTGCTCAATGATAGTCGTGGTAATCCATCTATTTTAGTTACTCAATTATCGGGTTATGCAGGAAAAACTTATGAAATACCCGCTAATATTATGTCCACTATGATTGAACAACTGAAAGAGTATATGATTGAAGTTATGCAAGGTCATGCTATGGGAACATCATCGAATAGCAAAACTGCGATGTGGGAAGCTTTGAACGGACAATACTTCAACGATGATTTCGATAAGTTGAATGAAAAGAGTTCAGCAGGAATACCATGGACCAATCTCGGAGCTACCACTAAAAATAATTTCTTGGAGAGAAAACGAATCTTAAATATGTATCGAACTTCTGGTGAAGATAAATTCGTTGAAGGCTTTTATCTAAAAGATGATAAATTGACTAAATACTTTAAACGAGTGTTTAACAACAAGATTGAGCAAGCAAAGAACCTTAAACGTACTTTTAGTATATGGAAAGCATGTTTGAAAGATGAGCTTCGTAAAGTAGAGAAAGTACATTATGGGACAACAAGAGCTTTTATAGCGCCTCCAATGGAATCTTTCTTGATGGGCAGATTTCTTTTTGGTAGATGGAAAGCAGCTTTCAAATCTAATCAAGAGAAGCTATTTCACGGATTAGGAATTGATATGAAATCATTGGATGTGACGGATTTTATTTCAAAGTTCAAGCAGTATAAATATTTCATGGATGTCGATTATAAAAATTTTGACCAGAAGTTATTAGCACAGTTTATCAAAGCAGTCGCAGTTATTATAATCGAGACTATTCGTCATTTTGAGAAGAATGACGAGTATGCTAACGCACGTTATGTATATTTTGAGGAACTTATATATACTATCATTTGTGCATCAAGAACTTTGTTCATGACTGATCGGGGAAATAAATCTGGTAATGTACTAACTACTGAATTGAATTGCTTAGTCAATTTCTTGTACGGTTGGTATGTATTTATCAAAACAACTGGTGATACTAGTTTACAATCATATCTGAGATATGTCAGAGACAAGAACTTTGGTGATGATAAAGCTATGGGATTGACACAAGAAGCTGTAGACATGGGATTTAACTTCCATGCATATAAGAAAGTCATGGCAGAAATTGGACAAACAGTAACACCAGGAAACAAATCTGATGTTGAATTACCGTATTTTGAAGATATTTGTGAATTGCAGTTTCTTAAACGAAACTTTTATCAGTTATATCCTACTATCTGGATTGCTCCTCTTGATAAAACATCTATCGAGAGTGTATTTAATTACTCATGTTTAACCGAAGAAGAGATTGAAGAGTGGCAAGCAACAATTAGAGAACAACTTATGGAAGCAATGTTACATGGGAAGAAATACTACTCAGCTTTTGTGAAAAAGTTGAGAGAATGGGTTTCAACGTATAAATTTAAACATTACCATCCTGAATTACGAGAAGCCATTATGCCTATTCTTTTGAATAGATATGTAGATATGCTTCGATCGTATTTGCTTCGAATTGGTGTCTTGTCACCTAGTGATTTACAAAAAGAAAAGATATATTGTGAATCAATTTTTGAAAACGGAAGAACCCGTTTACGTTATTACACAAAAACAGATAGTTTTGAAAACGAGAATATTACAGAATCACTTGACAAATCGTTAATGTCAGTCATGGATAATGTAAAGAGATATATTCAACAGAAAGGAGAAGCCCTTTATAACTTGGGGTTAAATTATGGAAATTATTCTCCTCAAGAGACCAATCCAGAAACCGACATCCAATTTGAGGGAGTCCAATCTGATATTGGCCCACCAATTAAAGTTATGAGTGCAGATGGCCCAGTTTATGCTTATGATCTTGGTCAGTCGCATGGGTTACTGCCCAAACAGATCCCCAAAATTATGGATGCAGCAATGAGTTTACCCGATAATATTAAACATTTTCAATTGTTGGATCCAATCTACTTGAATGGAGTCCAACCACGTGTTGTTCTATCACCAACTCTACAACAAATTGCACCGAAAGCTGATGTTTTGATGAATATTTTCCAATATCATAGAGCTAAAATGTGTTTGCTCCGTATAGATTCGAGACCCCCACTAGGTTTCTCACAATTGATTAAAGTAGCAATTACGTCTACATCTGCTACTGATGACTCCGCATTTAACAGACAGGGAGTTACGTATAATTTGGCTAAATGTCCAATTATGTATTTCCTAATCCCGTTTTGTGATCGTGACTTTGTTAAATCAAGAAATGAGAAGTGGTTTAAAGTTTTGATTGAACAGGTGACACCTCCAATTCTTCGAACAGATGTGCCAGAACCTTTCAGGTTTAGACCATCTTTTGAGGTATTGGAACTTGATTATTTTGTTCACAAGGATGTACAAGTTCAATTGCCAGCGAATGAAGGAATTTCACTGGATACAGTGGACGACACTGCCGCCGCAACTGCAACTACTAAGACCAATCCATTGCTAGGACCTGGTACTATCACTTCTGGATCGACAATTACAACACGAGGTTATATTTTAGCTTTGGATGGAGCTTTTGCAGCAGGTGTAGATGTAGCAACGTATGTTATACCTCCACAAACAACAGGAGTGTTGACCATAGGAAATGTAGGTGGAGTACCCAATTCTTTGACATTTGTGTCTGCAGGTTTGTCATACCAACTGGCTTTAACATCTAGAGCTTTGAATCGTACTTCGCCAACAAGTGCAAATGTTGTTGAATTGATTGTATCGGGTGCAGTAGCTGCAGATGTTGATGGCATTATTGGGTATATTCCTAATACAGCACGACGCGCTCAAGTTCCTCCAAAACTAGAAAAACAACAAATTCATGTTTATGCAGCAGATATTTTGGATCATCAAGTCGATAGGGAGTTTGAGGAATATTATTGGCAGGACAAAGGAAAACGAGGTTTTGTTTTACCTGGGCATAAGTATGAAGGACCAGGTAATTCACTCAATAATGGAATACCATCTAATGAAATGGATGCTTTTGCTCGGAAACATGATCTTCAGTATGCTTGGGCTTCTTATTTGTATGCACAGAAACGTATTGATAAACCAACATTTGAATCAAAAATCCATGCTGCTGATGAAGAACTTGCAACAAATTCCAATTTGACATCTTTGGATGGGATTGCAGCAAATCTCGGGATGCGCGTAAAGAAATTTGTTGAACATTTTACTGGTTTGTTGTATCCATCGACAGGTAGGTATGAAGTTGATGAAGCATCAGATGCAGAATTGATTAAGCAGTTTAAATGTGTAAAACCAATAGATTACATTTCTATTTTGAAAGAACGATGTGATCAGCATGGAGAAGAAGTCACTTACAATTTTAAACGTCTAGTTTCACCTGATAATGCCCCATTATATGAATGTGTTTGTATGGTTGGAGATAGTCGATTCTCGGCAGTTGAGATTGGAAAGAAGAAGGCTAAACGTACAGCATCTTACGTTATGTTGTTAGCTTTATCAGATTCTGTGTATCAATCCGATATTGATCCTGCTGCTTCAGAACCATCAGCTCCCAAGAATCCTATGCCACCAGTGGCGGTAGCGAGTCCAGGGAGTCTTGCAGCGGGTCAGACTGTCGGTACAATCGGTGCGAAAGTTGAAGTTACGGAACAGGATTTTATTCCAATTAACACTGTTACGGTACAGGCTAATGCGGCTACGAATGACCAGTTATTTAAGATGCGTATACACCCCGGAAATTTCACCTCGGGGGGAGTCGAATCTCAAGCCCAAATCGCGTATCGGAATCATGTGTTTTCTGGACCTGGAATGGTAAATGGAAAGATTTCATATAATACATTTAAAATTACTTCGGCAGCGAATGCGTTTCAAAACGCTCGTATCATTGTTGCGCAAGTTCCACTTGAATATACATCGGCACAAGTTGATGCGTTGAAAGCAACCGATTTGAAACAATTCCCTAACCGCGAACACTTCTTGCATGGAACAGAGACAATTTTCAACCCTCAGTGGGTAAATAGATTGCCAGTCATTTCTAATCATGCGACAGATGCAAGCAACACCAAT